ATCAGTTAATCCAACTACCTTAACTCGACCAACGAGAGTTATGAAAGCACCATCGTCAGGCCTTGTGTTTGATAAGCCCCCTGGATTAAACTGGTCTAAGTAAACAGGTTGTGTAGGATCTAGATAACTAGTATCAATACCACGGACTGTACCATCAGATGTAACATAACCTTTTCCCCCATTTGCTGGGAGTGGCGTCGTAGTTACAGCTATTGGGAAACTTTTCTCTCTAGACCTACAGTCTGCTAATTCAACTGTAAACCTTGAGGTTTCTGGGTCTACCCCTGTGGGATAAATTACTTTCCCATTAGGTATTTCCTCGTCTGTCATGTTTATAACAGGTTTCAAAAGCGCGCCACCTATATTGACAGTAACATCTTCATGCTCATTATAATAAGATAAGAAATTTACATTCCTGTCATAAAATAGTCGACCTTCCTTGTACTCTGGGGCATCTATTGGCGTGAAGTCTAAAATATCAATTTCTGTTAAAGAAGATATGTCGTATAGTGTTGTGTCTGTTCTTAAACCGAAGTATACTGGTTTAGTGGGAGTCCCCGCCTCAAATACAACATATGCTATTTTTATACTGTCAGAAATCTTTAAAAAATTAGGTTTGCTGAATATTGTCCCAGGAAACATTAAAGGTCTGGCTATCGGTAGTTTATCGTCAGCTACACCCCCAGAACCACTTGACCCATGAACACTAGGTATTCTTATCCTAAGCTCAGATGTAGGAACATCAAAGTCATCTTTAATGACTTCAACAACACTACCTATGTATATTTTATTCATTTCTATTGCCATAGTAATTCTCCTTTATGAAACAAAGGTAAGTCCTAAATGTGTACTGTTTAAGTAAGCCACATCAAAAATATCTTTAAATAAAGCTTCTATTGTAAAGGTACCACCTTTTATGTAGATGTCCATAGTAGAAGTCTCTTCATCATAGTTTTTAATTCCATATGATGTCTCTGTTTGATCTGGTATATAGTAAGTGCCATTTTTATTTGTGTAGTAGGCTCCTACTGTTGGATCTGATAAGTCATCTATTAAAGCACCAGAAGTAACATCTAATATAGACTTATTAAAGGATAAGGTATACCAACCATCAGATAGGTTTGGAATGCTAACCCTTAAAGTTCTAGCAGTAGCACTTGTTATGTAGCTGTTCTTAAAAGTGGACGCCAGAATACCTGTATCATTTTGATTTAGAGATAACTCAGGCTTTACTTCTATAAGCTTCGGTATGTATCTAACTAAGTCTAAAGTAGTAGTGAACCCGTTTAAACCAACCTCATCTTTAATTTTGACAACTTTCCAAACACCTGATAAGATGTTAGGATTCGTCCTATTTCCCCCACTAGGTCTATTGTATATCTTTAAATCTATTAGGTCCGTTGGTAATATTTTAGGGTTGCCTATCACCTTAAGATTTATTGTATTCATTGACATAATAGCGTTTTTTATAGCATCGACAATTCTGTCTTCAATCGACTTTAGATTGTCTGGATTGTTTAGTTCCTCTAATGGTACTATCTCAACATTAAGAGCAAAGGTGTCTTTACTTGGGACAGGAAGTCTGTATGATTCTAAAGTCTGTTCTATGAGTGTCCACTTATCATTATAAATCAACTCGCCTAAGTACTCTTCTGTAATTTTGTTTTCTCCGATAGTTTCGAGAAGTAAAGCTGGTATCTTTATAGAAAGACCATTAATCAGAAAGTTATAGTTTAAAGTATTTTTAAAATCAATAACTTTACTTGAAATAGAATCCCCATAAGAATATTCCCAGACCCTGATAGTATCTGATCTAAACCCACTACTGTCTGCGTAAGGTTTGAACTTTAGTACGGCTTTGCCACCCATATCATAAAGTCTAAAGTCCCAAAGCTCTTTGTTATAAGAAGCATCGGGCGTTGATACGGAAAGATTGGCAATGGGTAGAAGCTTATTCTCTATAAATGATATGTCTGTCTCATCACTCTCTTTTAAAAGTTCTACGGGGATCTTTACTTGACAATCAATATTTCTATAACGTACTTTGTTATCTTCTATGTATTCTTCGCCAATGCCCCAGTTATTTCTCTTAGCCATGGCAATTAAGATGTCCTCAATCAAAGTACCTGCTATAAAGATATTGGCATCAAATTTTTTACCTACTTGAGTACCCACAGCCCCAATAGCTACCATACACCCTAAGTTATTATACGTGGAGTTTAACTGTGTAATTGACAGTTCAAATATCTCTGACATATCACCGTCAAAGCCATATCTAAATCTGAGTTTCCCTTTATTCTGTTGTATAATGGAAAGTATATCACCACCTGATTTATCAAAGAGAGCTAGGTCGACTTTGCTAAGAACTTGAGACTTGCTATCCTTAGTGCTACCTAAGTAGCGGTCAAAACTCATGTTCACTAAGCCATCGTTATTTATATTGAAAGAGCGTCTCTCACCACCACCCTCTTTAGTGTTTACCTCCATTAAAACGTTAACTGACTTCGGCATATTTTCTCACCGCCTCATACATGTCTCTCATGTTGTCTATTATTATTATAACCTCATCTTTTACTTTATTGTACTCATCTCGAGTCATGTCCTTATCTACGTTTTCATAGTAATAGTCAAGATAGTCTATAAACCTATCTTCTAATAAGTCTAAAGACTCTTTTACAGAACTGAAAGACTCTAAAGGGTCTTTAGAATAGGAGTCTATATAATTGTTTAAATCATAATAGATGGCATCAAGTCTACCAATGCTACTGCGTAAATTAAGCGATTCTTCTGTGCTAGTCTCAGCTACCCCTAGTATACTACTAAAAATGTCTCGTGACATGTCAAAATAATCTCTTAAAAATATAGCATTGTTGATTCTTTCTGCATTAGTAGTATTCCTTACAGTCAATAAGTTACTCAGAGTGATGTTCTCTATATCTAGGTTGCCAAGAACTTTATAATAGTCATACTCATAATACTCGTAGTAATCTAACTCCTCAAAAACATTATTATTTAATAAGTCTGTAACGTCCTCAGATACTATAATCTTATCATTATACACTAAGTTGCCTTCTACATATTCTTTTGTTGTTTCTGTTCTTAGGTTGGGTACTGGATTTATTTTCTCCACAGTAATACTAAAGGATATCTCAGCAACAATATATCTACCGTTTCTGAAAGGTTTTTTCCATGAAATGTCTGTTGTTACTATACCCTTACCAGAAATTTTGCCTATATAAAATTCAACACTAGGTTTTACCGTCTCCCCCAAAGAATTTACAAATGGATAGGATAATGTTTTTATAGCATCTACAAAGTCTGTAATATTGCCAAAGTTTGTACTAGTCTCTATCATGTCCTCATGTACAAGTAAAGAAAAGCTATATACTCTTGCAGAACCTCCAGAGTATATCTGGATTGGAGACATTCTCCCCAAAGTGTTCTGTCCTGAGTAGTTTGGGGAATATGAGTATGATAAAGTATCTGGTATTATGTCATCTATTTTTATTTCCAACATCTTATTTTTAATTTCATATAGGAAATAAATAGTAGTAGCATTTTGAGAGTCTTTATCACCAGATGTGCTTATAGTTTCTACTTGATTAGTAGGCCCTGCAAAGCCTTTTAATATATCTGCCACTTTAGTCCCCCGCCTTATTTCTTAATAGTGTGTATGCGCTTATCTGAGAGGTGACAATGCTTCTTAACACATTAACACCGTAATCAATAAGCACATTCTCCTGTTCTTCACTTAACTGTATGTAAAAGTCATCACTTGTTCCTGGTCTATACCAACCCGAAAGAATATCTGAAGTAGCACCAGTATTTAACATCTCAAGTATTTCTGCTTTAGTATAAGCTATACGAATTACATCTCTTAAATAAAGCACAGGATCACCAGGTATATTATAAAAAGAGTTCATATAATCTTTCTCTATTGCATCCAAAGCATCAAGCACACTATCTAGGTTACTTATCAGATCTTCGTAACTATAAAGTTTTCTAGTTAAAAGAATTCTAATAAATTTAGCATAAGTCGTAAAAAGCATTCTAAACCACGCTTGTGCTGTAGTTTGGAAAAAGGTGTTATTCAGTATATCATTATAGCCGAAAAAGGTGTTGCCATCATCGTCGACAGTAGTTGAAATTAAAAGCTTTTTTATCTCTTCAATACTAAAATCTTTTAGATATCCAACACTCGCTGTTGGGTCATCTTCTACTAAAGGACTCCAAAAATTCTCCAACATCTTATCAGAAAATAAAATACTGTTTACAATATAACTAGGATCTAGATTGGTTTGGTAAAAATTAGTAATGGCTTCAGAAGAAGTTTCTCCCATATCAGCAAACTCAGTGCCAGTAAGATCTAAAGAAAAAGAAATATCTTCTGTTAAAGTAGGCTCTAAAAACATTCTGTTGATGTTTTGTGTAGCAAACAGTTCATGGAATGTAAAAGTTACAGAAATACTAGCTAACTTATAAGCCTTATTGCTGAACGGTTTATTATAACTTATAGAAGTTACTATATGCCCCTTACCCGCAAACTGCGTGCCCATCTGAAGGTATACTAGAGGCTCTCTGTAGACACCAGAGATTACATAAGGCTCACTCATTCTCTTAAGTTTATCCATGGCACTATATAAATCTTTAGCAATATCCATAGCTATTATCATATCTTCATGTATGTCAAAGCTAAAAGATAGCTTTTTATCTGAGCCACCAGTGTAAAAATTTATTGGGTGTAAAATACCGAAAGGTGACTCAGATATAATATTTGGAGAATAGCTCTCTACTAACTGGTCTGGGATTAGTTTGAAGTTTATCTCTTCTTCTGTGTTAACATTATATAAATAAAGAGATGTCTCTGTACTCGGAGTATGTATATTTAATTGTGTAGGTCCTTTCATATAAGTCTGATATGAGGACCAAGGTTTATTCTCTGTTAAGTAATCAATCATGCATTACACCTCCGATAATGTAGTAGTTTTCTTATAAGTCTCCCCCAGTAAAATGAAAGTTTTATTCTCTTCATGATTACCCGAAATAATTTTAACTAGTGCTTGGGTTTGTGCATTAATAGCGTTTACTACAGGGTCACCATAGTCTACAAAGGTAGAAGCTGCATTAGCTCTTCTAGCTGCTCTCTCTTGGTCTTCTAGTTCCTGAAGAGCACTTTCTCTTTCTTTGTTCGCTTGACTAGTATTATAAATACCGTAACCCAAGCCAGCTAGACCACCTAGTAAAGCTCCAACAGGGCCACCAGTTACAGCACCACCAAGCATAGCACCACCAATAGAACCCCCTATAGTATTGATAGCTCCACCCCAATTAGCGTTTCTCTCAGGGTCACGTATCATAGATGACCCCCACTGATTGGCGCCAATACCAACAGCTAGACCACCAGCACCTAAGGCCACTCTACCCACACCTGCCAAAACAGCACTTCTCCCAGTGTTAACCTTGATTGTTGAATCAGCACCGTCTCCTATTACAGGGATCTGTCCTTTGCCTAACATACCTTCGGATAGTATACTTGCAGTACCCCCAGATTTACCGAGAACACCTGCCACATTTTTAGCTAGAGATTGAGTACCTATTACTCTAAGCCAATTAAGTACCTTAACCATATACCCCTCAAGACCATACAGTCCTAACTCTTGTAAAGCGGAACCGAGTTGCTCTGAGGCCCAGGAGTTCTGAATAGCATTTTGTACTCTATCTACCAGATTAACTCTAAGATCTGTTAGTTCATCTTTCATTGATGTGTTAACACCAAAGAGTTTTTCTTGCATTTGTTTAGAGTACTCGTCTAGATTTACACCACTTGTTGCTATTACCTTTAACTCATCTCTAGATAGTCCAAAAGCTGAACCTATCTGTTGCATGTATTCTGCTCGTAAGTAATGATCATCTATATTATTAAGAGTTCCATAAATGCTCCTAAGGAGTTGCTCAGTAGCCCCCTCATAGTCAGACTCAATCATCTGTTGTTGGAATCTTTGTGTATCAAAGCCTTGTAGTAAAGCACCACCCTGGTATATAGAAGCCATCTCTTCCATAGTACCAAATTGTGCAACTTCAGCTAATTTAGTTATGAAAGATGTTGACATTAAACCTGTAGCCCCGACTAACGTAGAAGCTTTAATTAAACTCTCGTTAGCTGCAGTTAAAGCAGTTAAATTACTTCGGTGAATAAAGTTATTAGACTCTATCATATCAGTTACTGCAACGGATAACATATCTACAGTTACCCCAAAAGTATTCGAAAATTCGTTTAGTCGATTACCAAGGTTTAGAATAAATGTATTTGTCTGATCCCCTAATACCCTGTAGCTTTGTTGAAGAGCGTTCACTAGACTTGTATCAAGTTTACCTAAAGTCTTTTGTAACATCATTACTGCAGAAGAAACATTTGTTAGAGTCTGAGTGTCTATATTTCTCCAACCAGTACCCAATAGTCTGTTCTGAGTCTCTACCAGGTCTTTAACATTGTGAATAGACTGCTCTACTTCTTTATTAGCCTTTCTAGTAGCCTCGTAAGCTTCGCTATAAAGTTTTCGGTAGTTCTTCCATGTAACATTGGACTCAAGTTGCATATCATGAGCTATACGGAATATTTCTGCGTTATTTTTTATAGTGTCCTTAAGTAGATAGTTACCCTCTCTTCTAAGGTCATTTAACAGGTCCTGAGTTGTGACTTGTTTTTTCATCTCCTTAGTAGATTTGTCTAATAAATCTATCTCATTCTTAAGGATCTTTTCTTTTTCTCTATCTATCTTAGCATAAGACTTTAGATATTTATCTAGAGATTTATATATTTTTAGTCTCTTGTTTTCTTCTTTTACAGTTTCTTTAACATATTCTAGCATCTTCGCTAGAGTATCAGCATTCTCTTTTGTCAAGTAAGCTGCTAATGATCGGTCCTTACCCTTATACTCTTCAGGCTTATAGTTTAAGTACATCTGTAGTTCTCTTATGTCTAAGTCTTTAATTGTCTTTGGTCCGTTTGTTGCCAAGTTAGGTCACCTCTATTTCCTCAACTCGTTAGCTTTCTCGTCCTCTAAGGCTTTTCTTTTCTTAAGGAGACTATACCAACTTTTTAGTTCGTATGGTGTCATCTCATCAGAATCTTTCTTGCTTACATTACCTAGATAGGCAAGCACGAATTGTAGTTCCATTATGTTTTGAATTTCTGTTTCCCTATTTCTAAAGAACATATCTTGGTCTTCTTTAGATAACTCATCTAACTTGTCAAACCCTACACTATATAGGTATATTACACTAACGAAAAAGATCGGCGTTAATGCCTATACCTCCAGTAAACTCTGACTTACATGAAGTACACTTTACTTTAAAAGTGGTGTCTAACCCAAACTTTATATTTAAGTTATCATATAATTGTCTTAGCTCTTTTGCGGGGAGATTCTCTAAATAAGTAATAATCTCACCGAGGCTTTTTGTTTTTCCATCTATTGTCTCTATCTTAGCCGCTTGTAGTAATATGAATGAGTAATCGTCGGGTAGATTTCTCTTTTCCTTATACCTATGTATCTTTTCCCAAGAAGCCTTAGTTGGAATCTTCCTAGTAATAGTAGTGCCATCAGAAAGCTTTACCTCTTCTTTATATTTATCTTCATCTAAAAGAATAAAATCAAGATCCGAATAGTTTACTTGGTAGTTATCTATACTTCCACATATAGGACATCTTAAAGATTGCTCTACAGTGTCTCCAAAGGTTAGTTCCCTAGTCTTGTGCAGAATGAAGTGTTTGTCTTCATCCGTTAGGGCTTCTGGATTAATCTTTGGTGAGACTACACTGGCAATTACAGAATCTACGGAAGCATCTGTTAGTGAGCTGAAGAGAGTAGACAGTTCTCTCCCTTTCATATCCCTGATAGTTACTTCTCTAGGAACGTCCTCTAATAGTCCATTAGAGGGTAATACAACTTTATCTATGTTATTCATTTACTTTCTCCTTAACTTTCACGTTTATTATATTTATTTTTTACTTATTTTACACGAAAATGAAATTATACTAAATTATTTTGTGCCATTTTTATGGAACATTTTATTTTGTGCCATTTTTATGGAACATTTTATTTTATGTTTAATTTCAAATAGAAACGGGAACCTGAAATTAACAAGTCCCCGAGCTACGAGTTTTATTATTTTGTTAACTTCTACTATATAACTTTTATTTTAACTTATTAATCGAAGAATTCGCTTACTTCTGTTCCTGTTGTCTCATCGTTTAAGTCGACAGTATCTTCAGGATACTCTGGACCATACTCTGGAGCAAAGTTTCTAGAAGGATCAATTTCGATAGTAAGTGCAACTTCTTTTAGTTCTCCTGAAGAAGCGTCTAAAGCCCCCAGGTCAATATTAGAAATCCACATACCCTCTACTTTCCACTGTCTAGTAAACTTACCATCTGCAGCGTACTCTGTGATGAAGCCTGTTTTCTTATAGTCTTTAGCAACACCAACAGCAGCGTTAGTCCAATCATAAGTTGATTTAAACCAAGCAAGTACTGCATTTAGTTCATCTTTGCTAAGAGTATCTATAATACTCATCTGTCCACCGTTCCAAGTAGCAACACCAGCGAATTTCTTAGAGTCATTACCATGTCTTAAGTCTAACACATTTAGACTTACTGAAGGTAAGAATGCTTTTTGAATTACTAATTCTAAGTCATTGTCGTCGGACACACCGTTAATAGTAACAATGAAATTGTTGTTACGTCTTACATCACCCAATAGTTTTTGAGTGTCTAGTTTTCTAGTGTTAATTGGCATTGTAGGCATTATAAGTCACCCCCAACTACAGAAACCTCTGCAGTATTATCTGATTCTTGTATGATTACATTGAATTCAATTTCTTCAATTAGTCTGATTGGTACATAGCGAACAGTGACTTTCATGATACCGTTCACAATGTCTTCTTCTGTCATCGTGATATCTTTTCCGACTAGGATAGAGTACCACTCAATACCGTCACTGTTTTTAGCGTTGCTTAGTATTCTGTCTAATTTAAGTTTTGTTAAATTCCATGTCTTTTGATTGTTTGGTAGATTCATAACAGAATTTGCGAATCTATCTATCCAACGCTTAAGCCAAAGAGCTTCAGTTACTACATGGCTTCTAATTAGCGGATTAGTAGAAACCGTAGTGTCTGCCATAGTGTTTTGAGATACCATTAGGTTCCCAACACCTCTCCTATTAATAAGGACATTAATGTTTGCAGCCTGGAATGCTTCTTTCTCTGCAGTGAATAGTCTTCTCTGTAAAGTGCTAAACTCTGGAATAATACCATTTATTTCCCCAGCTACTGGGGTCCAAGGTCTACCTTCTTTTAGTATAAGCGCTTTTCTGGCTAAGACTGCCAAGGAAGCTGGTATACCTACGAAGTCCGTTGCAGGATCATAGGCTTCGCCATTGGCGAGAGTCGATTCTGATGTTGAAAATCCCTCAGTACTAGGCAAACCAAATTTACTAGAAAGCCCCAAAAATCCAGAGTTTATAAAAATCTCAATCTTAGATGATAATGAAGCGTCCATATCTTCTATAATAGAAGCAATGTTGTCAGAGTCAGTATCAGGAGCTAAGTCTAGGAGAAGCTGCGCATCAATTTGATTTTCAAGAGTGCTAACCATATTCATTAATGCCGAATTGTAAGTAGTAGTGTCTACACTGAATGATATAAAATCATAAGGCATTACGATAAACTTGTAATTCAACTCTTCTTGATCTGAAATATTGGCTACGTCTGTTGCACTAAAGGTATCAGCTACGGCTGTAGTATAACAAAGAAGACTTACCCCCCTCGTTACTAGATACTCCGCTGAGTAAAGCTCTCTAAAAGCTTTAAGTTCGGTTGCTGTGCTACCGTCATATGTATCACTAAAAGCGTCATATAATTCTTGCCAGGAATCTACCCTTACAAGAGCTTCTCTTCCCTCATTTAGTACAGCATTCTTAAATATAACTAAGGTTAGACCATCATCATTATATGTAGGTACTGACCTCTGAACTGACATGTTTATTTTAATTGACATCCATAATTACCTCTCTTTATCGTAATTTTTTAAAAAGATCTTTAAGACCAAAGTCTTTTGAAATCTTTTGTCTTATTAGTTTGCTAGCATTCGGTGGAAGTCTATCTCCCGACACTAGGTCTAAGTTCGCCATCTTGAAGAAAGCTTTAATGAAATCTAAGTCTTTAACTGAAGTAGCTTCTTTTAGGAAATGGTTATCCTCTAGAAACTCTTCTGAAAATTTTAAAGACTCTTCTAAAGCTACTAGGCCCTCAGTCTGATTAGGACGTATACCCTTCACTCTATTTTCAAGTTTTATTCTATAATACTCATTTACAACCGATATATGCCCCTCTTTATATGCTTCGATAACATAGTTGGGTGCTTTTCTCTGTCTCAGTCTCTGTAAACTTTCATTATATTTTTTTAAATCAAAGGTTGTTATTCTCACGTAATCTCTCCTCCTAGGCTGTGTAAATTTTTCTTATATCTAAGCACTAAGTTTCCTCCTCAATGTCTATATCATTGATAACTGATGTAACATCTAAGATATCTTTGAAGTTCAGTATTCTAGCGTTCTTAATATCATAAGCTATTGAGTAATGAAAAACTCTATCGTCATCAGAAAACTCGCTTTGTTCCACAGGCCCACTTGCATAAGTTATATCATAAGACTCTACGTAATCTTTTTCATTCTCACTGTCTGTCTGAGTTACCGATAATTTTTGGTCCAAGTTCAAGGCGAACATGACTTGTTCAGTGATTGAATTCAAGGACTCAGGAGTTTTAGCGTATATATCTAATTGATAAGGGAGATTAACTGAAAGAAATCTAGCAAAGCCACCTTTATTATTAATATCGTCATAGTAGTACTCTACACCAGTTCTCCGAGCTGCGAATGTTTGAGTTTCATTTAAGTTAAACCCAGAGGGCCTATAAATACCTATTAAAGGGAAACTTAAAGCTTCTTTTAGAGAATCACCGTCGGCAAGATGGAAGGCTACGTTGTAAAGTGTATCTGTTGGCGCATATATGGTATTTGAGAACCATGCCTTGACTTTACTCGTAAAAGCTCTGTCAAAATCACTTAGTGACATAATCTAATCCTCTAGGCAAAAACGTCTATTCCTAAAATATCAGTTATCATATAAGCCAGCTCCTCGTCAATATGCTCTTCGCTTTCCTTAGCAAAGTTAAACCA